TATGAACATAGAGGGGATATGTACGAAGGAAAAACATCATTACCTGCTACTGCTTCTAGACTGCTTTCACCTTATGTTGTTTATAGTGGTTTAGGTAGTTCAAAACTTATGTCTCTTGGATAATGAGTCAAGTAGGTCAACTAAGACATCAAATAACCTTACAAGGTCAAGGCTCTACTAGAGATAGTGGTGGTGGTATAAGTGCTGGTTGGACGAGCATAGCTTCTGTCTATGCCGATATAAAACCTAAGAGTGGCAAAGAGGTCTATAAGCAAGGTAAGTTAATAGGCAGCGTTTCTCACGAGATCACAGTGCGTTATAGAACAGACATTTCCAATGGTTCAAGGATTAGTTTTGATAACAAGCTATTTAATATTAGAGCAATAATAAATGTTGATGAAAGAGATAGATTCCTAAAACTTCTTTGCGAAGAAGGTATAGCAACATGAGTATTGATTTGAAAATAGAAAATCTAGGCTCGTTTAATAAAAAACTAAATAAACATTTAAAAGACAATAAAGTAAAAGATTATGTAACGCGTGCAACGATGTTGGTTATGAATACTGCTAAACAAAGCATAACAGCAGGTGGAACTGGAATAGAGTATCAAAAGTATCAACCAAGAAGAACGCATAGAGCTTCAGCACCCAATCAACCCCCTGCTAGTGACACTGGTTTTTTAGTTAGCCAAATTACTATGAAAGTTAAAAGTAATTTAAATGGCTCTGTAGAAGGCACAATTATTTCAGCAGCACCCTATTCAAAAGCATTAGAATACGGAACAACAAATATGACCGCAAGACCTTTCATGCAACCCGCATTAGAAAAAAATAAAAGAAAAATAGAGGGTATGTTTAAAAAAGGAGTCTTAAAATGAGTATAGGACAGTTCCAATTACAGTCTGCTATATATTCAGCTCTTAATGTTAGTGCAATTACATCTACTTTATCTTGTGGTGTCTATGATGAGGTAATTGAAAACAGCACATATCCTTTTATTAGTCTTGGAGAAGAAACTGCTATTGACTATAGTACAAAAGATTTGAATGGTGGAGAGTACACAATCAATATACATATTTGGTCTCAATACAAAGGTTCTAAAGAAACTAAACAAATAATGGACAAGATACACGATTTATTGCATGATATAAGCATAACTGTCACAGGTTTTAATTTAATTAACCTTAGATTTGAATATAGTGACGTAATGAGAGACCCAGATGGTGTTACTCGTCATGGAGTCATGCGATTCCGAGCAATAATTTTAGGCTAACTAATTTATTTATAGGAGAACGAAATGGCAGCACAGAAAGGTAAAGATGTCTTAATAAAAATAGACAATGGTAGTGGTACACAAACTACTATCGGTGGTCTTAGGTCATCATCAATAACACTCAGTGACGAATCAGTAGACATTACTACTAAAAGTAGCAGTGGTTATAGAACTCTATTAGCAGGAGGAGGAGTCAATAGTATATCTATAAGTGGTTCAGGAGTATTTACTGATGACGTTTATGAAAACTTAATGAAAGATGCATACTTTGCACAGCAGAATTTAGCAGTTGATGGTTCAACAGCACAAACACCTGCTTTTGAAAACTTTGAATTCTATATACCGACATTCTTTAAATTTACAGGAGCATTCCAAATTACTTCACTAGAATATGCAGGTGAGTATAATGGAGAAGCTACTTATTCAATGTCTTTTGAATCAACAGGTATTATTTTAGTAACAGCAGCGACATAATAAATGTCTTGGTCTAAAATAAAAATAGACGCGGATGGTGAAAAGCTAAACGCTTTTATTAATCATGATTCTACTGAAATATGTATAAATAATATTGTTGAATTAGGTGAAACAGTAAAAGTAGATAAAAAAGAATACAAAGTTTTATCATCATCTGTTGATATAGTCAGTGATATGTTAACAATAAAAGTACTTGCAAAAGCAAGTCAACCAAAGGAGAAAAAGTCAGATGGCAAATCCACTCAAGGGTGAAGTATTAATCACTTTAAACAAAGAGACTTATAAATGCAGACTTACTATAGACGCATTAGTAAAAATAGAAGATGAACTTGATAAAGGTATTTTAGAACTAGCGACTGCCATTGCTGAAGCTAAAGTACGAATCAGAACCTTATTAGTTGTTTTACGATACGCCCTTAGAGGCGGTGGCAATGATTTTGATGATAAGAAAGTAGGCGAACTTATTTCCAGTGCAGGAATAGTAGTAGCATCAACCGAAGTAGCTAATCTCTTAGTTGCTACATTAACCGATAATGACTCAGAAGAGGAAGAAGATAAAAAAAAAGTAGAAGCGTGAATACTCAACCAATACAATGGTCAGACTATGTGAGAATTTGTGTTGGTATGATGAATATGCGTCCTAATGACTTTTGGAATCTTTCTCCTCGTGAAATGTATTTAGCTATATCAGGCTTTAAAACATTCCATGCAAGTGGACAGGAAAAAGAAGAGCCAATGGATAGTGAAAGACTTCAAGAAATGATGGAGTTATACCCTGACTAATGGCTAACGATATAGACACTTTAGTAATTCGTATTAAAGCTGATACAAAACAGCTACAAAAAGAATTAAAACAAATAGAAGGCAAGATTAGGGTCACTGGTACAGCAGGTGGTGCAGCTTTTGGTTCTATGGCAGGTAGTCTTGCAAAAGTTAAAGGTCCAGCAATAGCAGCAGCAGTAGCGATCGCAGCAATAGTTTTACCAATGAAGGCTATAGCAGGAGTTGGTGCGCAGTTTGAAGATTTAAAAGACTCACTTGATCAAGTTTTTGGTAGCATGGATGCTGGTGACGCAGCTATGCAAAAAGTATTTCAATTTGCACAAACAACACCCTTTCAAATAGAAGATGCTACTAAAGCATTTATCCAATTAAAATCAGCAGGCATAGAGCCAAGCATGGATATGTTGCAAATATTTGCAGACACAGCATCAACATCTATTGACCAACTTGGTGCTTTTGAATCACTAATAAGAATAGTACAGAGATCAGCAGCAGGTGGTATGGGTCTAGAAGAAATAAATCAATTAGATGACAGAGGTATTCCTGCTACAAAGATTTTGACTGAAGCACTAGGTAAAAGCAGGGAAGAGCTTTCAGTGTTTGGTAAAACTGCCGAAGGCGCAGCAGAAATGGTGCAATTATTGATTAGTGGTTTAGAAACTAGATTTGGTGGAGCAATGGCTAACAAGATGGATAACTTGTCAACAAAAGCATCAAATATGGTAATTGCATTCAAACAATTAGCTGATGAGGTATTTAAATCAGGATTAGGTGAAACACTTAAAAACCTAACAGATAGATTAACAGCTTTTGTTAGCCAAGCAGCTCGTATGATGCGTATATCACAGGATAGAGCTTCTCTAGGAGATATGGTTCAAGACACCACAAGTAAAACTGATGCTTTAGAAATACCTGTAAAGTTAAAATTAGCACAGGATGTAAAAAAGATTGCTTTTGATGACTTGAACAGAGCGCTAATAGAGTTAAGTGAAAAAGAGGAGGCTGGATTTGATACAACAGCATTAATGTTTTATCAGGCACAAGTACAGAGATTAACTTTAGCTTATCAAAATTTCAAAAGAATTGAAGCAGAGTTAGTAGTACAAAATGCAAATTTATCAAATAAAGCAACTAAAAAAATTGTAGATGATGCAACAAAACCCACACAAGATAATATAAATTTTCTTGCTGAATTTAAAAAATTGTTATCAGATACTGTACCTGAAATAGACCAAATAAATGCAAAATTAGTTGAAGTTGAAGCCTTGCGTGGAAAGATAGGAGAAAATGGCACATTAATTGCAACACCTGAACAAATTGAAGCAGTTGTAGCATCTCTAAACAAAATGAAAGATGAATTGGGAGACATATCAACGATTGGAAGTGAAATGCAACAAACAATTATTAATGCATCTAACGCTTTTACGACTGATTTTGTAAATTCTTTAATGGCAGGTGAAAATGCTATGGATAGTTTTAATAATTTTGCTAAAAGCATAGTTAGTCAAATAATAGCTACATTCTTACAGATGAAGGTAGTCAACGAAATACTTAACAGTGTATTTAGTCTAAATGGTACAGCTGATGAGTTACCTACTGGCAAAAAAAAATTAGCAGGTGGTGGAACTATACAAGGTGGGAACGCTACTTTAGTTGGTGAACGTGGTCCTGAAATATTTGTACCTAATACTGGTGGAACTATTATGAATAACATGAATAGCAAAAACGCTATGGGTGGTGGTGGAACTACAATAATCAATCAATCAATTAACTTTGCTACAGGCATTGTGCCTACTGTTAGAGCAGAGGTTATGAAAATGATGCCACAGATAGCAGATGTCACTAAAGGCGCAGTTGCAGAAGCTGCTGTCAGAGGTGGAAACTATAGGAGAATGTTGCAAGGTGGCTAAATTAATAACAATGCCGAATACACCTAATTTTAATAGGAGTAATTTTTCACTAGTAAGGACTGTTGGTACTACTACCTCACCATTCACAGGCAAAACTAAAACCCAAGAATATGATGGGGTTTACTGGACTGCTGAAGTTTCTTTACCAGCAATGCGTAGAGATGTTGCTTTAAATTGGCAGACATTCCTATTGGACTTAAATGGTCCTGTTAATACTTTTAAATTTACTGACCCTGATGCATTAACAAATTCGGGAACATATACAACTGCGCATTTAACATCTGAATTGAGAACTAATAATCCCTCCGTTACTTTGTCTTTTAATAGTAATGGAACTTTGACTGCTACTGCTTCTACATTTAGTAGCACAAAAGTTGGAGATTTTATTGTAGTAACTGGTGCTGTTAATGAAGAAAATAATGGAACACATAAAGTAACTTCCGTAACAAGCAATAATATTGCAGTAACTGATGGTGATTTCACTACAGAAAACTCTACAGCAAGTTGTAAAGTTAGAACTAATGTCAAAGGTGCTAGAGGATTATGCCTTAGGGCTTCCACAACTGGCGCTAGTGGCACTATTAAGAAAGGGGACTACCTTAGTGTCCAATCAGCAGCAAACTCCACAGGAACGCCTGCACAATTAGTGATGGTTGTAGAAGATGCAACAGCTACAAGTGATAGTGGTAATGATTTTTATTCCGTTAAAACTGAACCTAAGTTAAGGTCTGATTTAGCGACTGGCAACTTTGTTGTTTTCACAAATCCTAAAGGTAATTTTAGGCTTACTACAAATGAAGTAAGTTGGAGTGCAGATGCTATCTCTAATTATGGTATTTCGTTTGCTTGTATAGAGGTTATTTAATATGGCTACTAGACAGGGTATAGATAGCTCTATTGTCAATCGTCTTGGCGCTGATGAACAGGCAATGTTTATTGCGGTAAAAGCTGAGTTTGATACTGATGATGTTTTATTATGGTCAGGTACTGATGATTTAACTATAGCTTCTGAAACATACAGTGGCGCAGGTTCTTTATTGTCAATTAGTAGCGTAGAAGAAGGCTTGGAAATGCAATCTAATGGTGTAGTGATAACAATAAGCGGAATGGATACTACTGTTTTAAATTTAGCTTTAACAGAAAGCTATCAAAATAGATTTATAACTATTTACCTAGGTTATCTAATGGGTGGCACGAATGAAGTTGCAGGTACTTTAACTTTGTTTAAAGGAAGGATGACAACTCTTGCTATTGGAGATACACCTGAAGGCTCTACAATCACTATAAGTGCTGAAAACAGATTAATAGATTTAGATAGACCTTCAAACTTTAGATATACAAAAGAGTCACAAAACTTCTTACACTCAGGTGATACAGGATTTAATAGGGTTACTTCTTTGCAAGATAAAGAAATTGCATGGGGTCAACAAAATTCTACTTCTGGTGGTGGCGGTAGTGGCGGTGGCGGTGGCGGTGATCGTGGACATATTTATAGAGAAAAACAAAGATAATGAAAAAAATATTAGATTGGGAAATATCTTTTGATTCT